GTTAAGTGTTTACATGTAGCGCAAGATATTGTATATTTGTTTTAACGGTTGAAATACCGCGCCCCGCTTGTTATTGTGGGGGTTGTTAATTGTCGTTACGCTTGCGGGTGCAAGAATACCCGCGCGGCGTGGCGGCTTTTTTTGTGGGGGTGTTTAAGTGGGTGTTTTTTCTGATTTGCAAGGGACGGGCAAAAACCGCGCAAGCGACAAGGGACGCGAGAGCAAGAAAACGGGCGCGGGTGTTTCTTCTATTAATGAAAAAAAGAAAACAAGCAAGCGGGCGGCGGTTGTTACCTTAAATAATAACCACGTTGAAAAAATGCGCGGGGACGTGATCACGGCGGCGGGTGTTTCGTCGGAATTGTTGCCCGTGTCTGTTGAGGATATACCGCGCAAGTTAGGCGCGTGGGTTGAAACGTGGCAAGCCGCGCAAGCTGTACCCGATATACGCAAGGCGTCGCCTTTGTTGTTTAATTCCCTTTGTACCTATATCGGACAATCTTATATTAAACCCTCTCGGATATTAAAAGATACTAAACGAACGGCGGCGGGTGCGTGTGTAGCTAGTACATGTAACCGCTACAACCCCGCAAGCGTGGCGGCGGCGTTTGATATATTCGCGGCGTTTTGTTCTATGTGTGATAAGATTCCATTTCAAAATGATTTTGCCGCGTTTTGTGGCGTGTCGGTTATGTATATTAGGGAATACGTGCAAGGGCTAACCTCGGCGGGTTTAAACCTTGCCAAAAAGACACGTGAAACGGAATTACAAGCGATACGACAAGCCGCAAGCCGCGACCCCGTTGGACGTTTGGCAATTCTGAACAACGAATATTGGTGCGGCGGTATGATCACGGGGCAAGAGCAAGCCGCAAGCGGGCAAGCGTTACCGACGGCGGGCGCGTTTTCTCTCGTTGATCACGCCCCGATTGATTGACGGTTTTTTGTATACGGGCGCGGGTTGTGTGGGTTGTGCGTCTTGTGTTCTAGCATTGGCGCGGGTTGCGGGTGCGTTCTGGTAATTTTTAACTATTCGCTAAATGCGTGTTTTGCGAATACTTGACGGCGTGGGGGTCGCAAGGCGAACGTGTGTTTGGCGGGATGACCCCCTCACAGACTTCAAAACGAAAGGGTGTAACATGACAGATAAGACGAGGGTAGTAGCGGTGCGATTGCCGAATGAGGTAGCGGATTGGGTAGAGAGCGAGGGAAGTGCGAGGGCGTTCATAGAGGGGTTGTATGGAAGTCGGAGTCTGAACTTGCGGGGGTTTTATAAAGCGTGTGATGAGAGGGAGATAGACTATCAATTAGCGATCAATAGGATGGTGGAATTGATAAATGAAGACTAAAAACGGCTGAAACGCAGTATTGGCGGGACGTTAACCACATTTTTGATAGGCAAGTCGAAAAACGAGGTCGAAACAGGCTTAAAGCCACTGTTTATCGGTGGTTAACCACATTTGAGGGGGATTTTAACATGGCATGGAAAACAATAGGCGTGAAAGTGCAGGATGACTTCAAAACGGAAGTAGACGAGATCGCGGCGAAGAATGGAAAGACAACGAGTGATTTCGTGCGGATATGCGTGGAAGATGCGGTGCATGGACATTATACGCTAGAGGGGGAACATTTAGTGCCTACGGAAGAATACCTTAATGCCTTGCGCCCGATTGGTGGCGAACCCTCAATTAGTGACGAGCCTGATGACGGGTGGGAATACCACGAATTTAAGTTTGACAAGTTGGTTAACGTCTTGCGGGATAAGGATTACCCAGATGAATATATCCGCAAGATGGTAGATGACATGATATATGCGGCTTATGACAGACCGAGATTTGATCCACGAAAGAAGCGTGGAGAAGATTGGGGAGCGTAATGGACGGAACACTTTACCTAAACGGAGAGCTGATAGGCAGGGCAGAAACGGTGGACATTGAAGCAGAAACCGAGGGTGACGAAACGCATGAAACCTTGTTAGATGCAAAACCTCTTACGTTTACTGCAACTTTAACCGAGGAAAGCACCTTATCTCTGTGGAGAATGTTCTTCACACGGGGACAGAGGAATATGCAGATACTAAAGCGTGACGGGTATCTATCACCAAAGAACGCTGAAATGGAATGAAAGGAGAGGGAAATGATACGGAGTTTGAGAAGAAGCGTAGCGAGGAACAAGATCAGACAAGTCAGTTTGCATAAGTCCTGTTCTCATCAAGGGAATAGAGGGAACGGGAGCAAGAAGAATCGTAAGGGACTTGTTTCCGGCAATAGGAGTTATTTTGCGGCGCATTGGAGAGAGTTCATATGATTTGCCCTGTTTGTAAGGAGAATACCGCTTCGTTCTCGTTGACGGTGGATTTTCGGAATGTAATGGATCATGGAATGACCTTAAAGAAGTCATTTTGTGTATGTCCTGGTTGTTATCGGGATATGTTGAAGAAATTTCAAGGGGTGCGGAAAGATGCTGATAGTGACACAAGGGTGCAATAGGGTCTACTACATGGATAGTGACGATACGATTGAGATAGAGGACGGGAATATCGTCTTGTCGAGGGTCGTATCGGAGAATCCGTTGAAACGTAGGCATTTCATACTAGGGAACTATGGTTCTACGGAAAAGGCGCATGAGGTCTTAAAGGAAGTGGTGTCTAACCTAGATGCGGGTGGGTTAATAATGCCATGAGTAAAAGTTACGTGACGAATGAAATGCTTTTCAAGGCGATCCTGCTATTGCATGAGGAAATAATGGATATTTACGGTAAGTGCGTCCCGCCAGAAGATGAGAAGATGGCAAGGGACAGGCTGAATGAGCGATTCTATGACAATCTAGGAGAGGATCATGGGCGAAGAAAAGAAGAGATATAAGCAAGTATATAAATGCCGCCTGTGTGGAGAGCGATTCGGGGTAGGTAGAGCCACATCTACGGAACATGAGTGTCAAATACAAGCGAAGTTTAGAGGCGAGAACATGGCGGTAGCTACGCATAAATGCTTTGGTGGCGGTGTAGGTGTGTGTGATTTTCTAGGTTATGAGGTAGAAGATGAACAAGAGTGATGCAATCTTATTGTTTGCGGCTATTATGGTCGGTCTGGACGCAATAGCGAATATGCTTCTGTTACTGTATGCGCCAAAGTGGGAGAAGTATAAGCGTGGGGAGATCAAGGAACTGCGGGAGCAGAACGCAGAGTTAAGAGCGTTCATAAAGGGGGTTCTAAATGGTAAAGCCGAGTGACATAAAACATAGCGTTAATAAAATCCACATAGAAACCATAGAGGGAAGTCCCTCATGTGCCGTAGTAGAGATCAATGACAAGCCTGTTCGGTGTGTGTCCTATACGATACATCATGAAGCGAATAGCCTTGCAGAAATGGCTATCTATGCCTATTCCGACACGATTATTGAGGAAATGGGGATAGTGAATTGGATATTTGTTCCCAAGACGATAGATGAAGCAATAAGCATATTACAGAGAGCAATCAAGGACGGTAAGGTCAGCGTGAAAGAAGTATTCAATGCCCTATATGATCGTACCGTTCAAGATAAATAGAAAATCCATTGTAGGGTTGGTTTCCTACATAAAAAACCGCATCTAAAGCGGAGTGGATATAACCAACATATTCATGAAGTGATAAGGGTGTTCGCGTGAGGAAGAAAAGGTAACAGACGGTTTTTTAGCGCGGCAGAGAAGAACAAATGTAACTCTGTAAGAAAAATGATGGGTAGTGCGGGACTTTAACTGAATATAGGGGTGTCGCCAAGCGGTAAGGCATGAGATTTTGGTTCTCATATTCGGCGGTTCGAATCCGTCCACCCTTGTTTGGTGGCGCGGTGGCGGAATAGGTAGACGCTAGATTTAAGAATACATCAACTCGGTCGACAGAGTATGTAGTCGAGGAAAGATACATCCATGTAAGGTGCAAATCCTTACCCGCGCCATATAGGGTTACGGCTCATCCCGCCTTGTCAAAAAGCCGAGGGTGGATAAAAAGGGGGTATATATGAGTTCTGTTGAAGAAAACGAAACATACAATAATTGCACTTGTCCTGTGTGTGGCAAGCAGTTTCATCGTAAACCATATGCCATCAAAAGAACGAAGAATCTTTGTTGTTCAAGGGCGTGTTCTGCTGAATTGCGAAAAACCACTATGAGTGGCGAGAATAATCATCAATATGGATTAAAGGGTAATAAAAACGCTTCGTGGAAGTCGGACAGAAAGCTATCGAGATATGGCTATATTCAAGTGCGTGTGCTTAATCATCCGTTTAAGGATAAGGCTGGTTTTGTGTTTGAGCATAGACTTATAGCAGAAAAGTATCTGCTTACAGATGAAAACTCTGTTGAAATTGATGGAACAAGGTATCTTTCTCCTAAATATGAAGTTCATCATATAAACTTTGACCGAATGGATAACAGGGTGGAAAATCTTGTTGTGCTATCGCATAGAGATCACAAAAAAGTTCACAATGCCTTAAATCCGAATGACGTAGACGAACAGGGACATTACAAAAAGAAAACAGATATCATTAGGTTCAAAAAGACAAAAGATACTGCATTTGCCCCGACAAAAGGCACTTCTGGTGCGGCGGCATATGATCTGTATGCAGATATTGACGAACCGATCACGATACAACCTTTCACAACGGAAGTTTTGCAAACAAATATTGCCTTTGATTTTCCAAAAGACTATTACGGAACGGTATATGCAAGAAGCGGATTGTCTACAAAGCATGGAATCAGACCCGCAACGTGTGTTTCCGTAATCGACAATGACTATCATGGTAGTGTGGGCGTTCCGCTTCACAATGACTCCGACACGCCATATACGGTAAATCGCGGAGATCGTGTTTCACAAATAATATTTCATAAAGCAAGCCATTTTGAATTGGTTATAGTAGACCATTTTGACAACGAAACAGATCGTGAAACTAGCGGTTTTGGTAGTACGGGGAGATAAAGGCATGGATAAGATGAAGAGTGAAGTGAGAATAAAGCGTGATGGGCGCATATGGATATGTTGCCCCGATTGTCACGCCGAACAAACATACGTTGTATATGGTCAGATTTTTGACCATGAAATATTTAAGTGTAAAAACTGTGGAACGGCTTTTATGGTAAATGATTGTTTGAATTGCAAAGATGCTTAATTGGCGCGGAAAGTGAGGTTTTCATGTTTGCTTATAAGGTGGTCGTAACAACAATAACGGTTCTGCTGATGATCGTTCTGGCATGGGTAGCATCATCACAAGTGGAGCGTAGTGGGAAATTGATATCTGGTTTTATCATCTTATCCTATGCTTTGCTTCTTTGTGGTATGTGGTTCTGATGGCAAGCGAAGAACTGTTAAAGCGCATAGAGAATAACCTAAAGTGGGTGTCTGACCATCCCGATAGGTTTGACGTAGACGTTATAGAAGATAGCGTTGCGGTGGCGAAGTATGCCATAGCGGGTGAAAAGGAAGTCGGTGTGGCTCTGGACTTCTGCGACCATATCAAACACGATATGATAGATCAGTTTGTCGGGAGAGCAGGACATACTTTTTGGGAAACAGAACACGCCGCACAGATAGAGGGCGGTCGGTTCAAGATAATCGACCTCGCTTATGACATATACCGCCTAGAAGCTCCGTATAAGTTTGAGTCCTATCTGTTCTATATGGAACGGAACAGGAAGTATGAGAAGCGGTTCTATATACCGCGCCGATGCACTCTGAAAACGGTTGTTGATGATATGCAACGGCTAGAAGATGATGAGTTAGACATATACGGTCTGTCTATGCCATCCCGTGTAGGCAAGACGGGAATAGGCGTGTTTTTCCTGACGTGGATAGGGTATAAGCGTCCGTGGAGTCATAGCGCGGCGGGTGGACACTCTGGACAAGTGGCTAAACGTATCTTTCGTGGGTATGTAAACGTGGTTGATACGCCAGATTACACGTTTAATGATCTCTTTATGGACTTGCACCCAGAGTATCAGAAGCCTATCGAAAAGATTTCAAGTGATCCTGCCGAGTTCACAATCAATCTAGGTGCGCCAGACGAGTATAGCACTATGAGTTGTCGCGGAATCGACGCTAGCTGGACTGGTGTTATTGATATAAGCGGTTCTAAAGACAATATAGGTTACTTGTATGTAGACGATCTGGTTCGTGACAGGGAACACTCGATGAGTGCTACCCGTATGGAAAATACCTATCAAGAGTACCAAAACAAGATGCTTGATAGAAGAAATACATTCAGCAAGACCCTGTTAGTGGGTACGTTGTGGAGCGTTCTTGACCCGTTGGAGAGGGAACGCAAACTAAACGAGAATAACCCACGGGCATTGTTTAGACGTATTCCCGCGCTTGACGAGAACGATAAGAGTAATTTCCGCTATGAGTACAACGGCTTCTCTTCTTCATACTACATAGATATGAGAAACCGTTTAGATCGGGCAGAGTGGATGGCGAAGTTTCAGCAACAACCTTTTGTCCGAGAGGGTTTGCTTTTCCCGATAGAACAACTACGGTACTTTGATGGAATAGTGCCAGATGAGAAGAAAAGGGTTGTAGCGGCACTTGACCCCGCTTTCGGTAAGGGTGATTTTCTGTCTATGCCTATATGCTTCGATTATGGCGATACGGAAAAGTATATCGTGGATTGGATATACGATAACAGGACGCAAGGGTTTACTGTACCGCTTATCGTGGATAAGATACAAGACCTATTCATCATGGAACTGACCATAGAAAAGAACAATGGTGGTGATCTCATGGCAGATAACATTCAGAAAGAAATGGACGCAAGGGGAATACACCATTGTCGGATAATCCGCAAGTCTGCTCCTGTGAAGATGAAGAAAGAGGATAAGATAAGTGCTTATGCTCCGTATGTACTGCGGAACTTCATCTTCCTGTCACAAAAGAAGTGGACGGAGATAGAGGAAGAGCCAGATATCTACTATAAACCATCAGATCAATACAGAAAAGCCATTGATGCGTTAGTTATGTATTCGCCAGAGGGACGCAACGCGCATGATGACGCTCCCGATGCGATAGCGCAGTTGGCTATGGTATTTGAGAACGCAAACAGGCGTAGAGTGGCACACGTTATCAGTAGTCCAATATAGGGGAGAATGGGATGAGCGCAGAAGAACGGGACAAGATAGAAAGACGGTTGAATGATGTATTGCGGCAGTTACACGCCTATAAGTTTGAGCGGGATCACAGAAAGTCCCCTAGTGAACCGCTAAACATGGTTATTATGCGGTATGAAATGATAGCTGATGAACTGCAAGACCAATTATGCGAGGTGGATAATGTCTAAAGCATATGAGGAAACAAAGAGATATCTAGGGCAGATACGCTTTCTGGATAACGTAATAGAGAATCGTTTGAGAGAGCGTAGTCGGTTGCGCGACAAGATCACTAGCATATCAAACGAGATAAAGGGGGATCGCATACAATCTTCTGGAACAAAAGACCGTATAGGTGACTCTGTATCGAAGTTGGTTGACCTAGAGCGCGAGATAGACGGACTTATAGACCGTTACATAGACAAGAAGCGCGTGATTTCCTCGCAACTAGAGAGTTTAAGTAACCCCGATTACTACCAGATACTATATTTGCGGTATGTGGACAGGAAAAGTTTTTGTGAGATAAGTTGCGCGGTCGATCGTCCCGAACGTACCGTAAAGCGTATTCACAACAAGGGAATGACCGAATTTGAATCTCGTTACGGAACAACATACATGAAAAAGTCAAGGAAGAAGTCATAAAGTGGCACGATATGGCACTTATTGACACGTAAAATCTCTTGATTATTCGATTTAAGGGTGTGTATAGTAGAATAGAATAAAAATGAAACCTTTTGGTTCTCCTTTACCATGCTCCGAGGGAGTGTTGCGGATGGCGACACTTCCTTTTTTTGTGTGGTGGAATGGGTGTACTATGCAATATGGCAGACAGATTATCTGGACAGATGTGCCAGAGATCACAAAAGAAAATGTAATAGACGTTCTCAATAAAGCCATAAAGGTACATGACGCTAACTCTAACGATATCGACACTCTCATTGACTATGAAGCGGGTGAGCAGATTATTCAGAGAGTAAAGACGTATCGCCCCGATATAGACAATGTTGTGGTGGATAATGTAGCTTCGGAAGTGACAACCTTTCAACTCGGCTTCTTTTGGGGAAACCCCGCTACATTTGTGCAACGTGCCAAGAGCGAAACGGATATCCCCGATGAAGTTAATGTTGTGTCCATGTTGAATGAGCAGTATGACGCTTCTGGACACAGGACAAAGACGCAGGAGAACGCAAGGTATATAGAGATATGTGGCGTGGGTTATACCTACATTGACCTAAACACAGAATGGGAAGAGGGTGACGCATATTTCACCCGTGATGTACTTGATCCTAGAACGGCTTTTGTTGTGCGTTCAAGTTACTATCCCGATCATAGACCGATGTTAGGTGTGTCTTTCCGTGTTTTAAGGGGTGAAGATGGTTCTAACCACAAGTATTATACTTGCTTTTCCCGCGAACAACGCTTTGAGATAAACAACGAAACAGGCGATCTTCGTCACGGGGAGAGAAGCGGTGAAATGAATCCGCTACATCGTATTCCTATCGTAGAGTGGATAAGAGGTTATGACCGCATGGGTGTTTTTGAGCGGCAAATGTCTGAAATGGACAACCTCAATCTGCTTATATCCGATATCACGAACGATGTTGAGCAGAACACGCAGATGCTTTGGGTATCAACGGATATAGACCTCGCTACGGAAGAGATAGAAAACGCAGATGGAACTACTTCCGTACAAGTGAAGAAACCGCAAGCGGGTGAGTGGTTACAAACATATACTTCTCCCGATGGTAAAACCCCGTCTGTAAAGCCACTTGTAGTTGATTATGACTATGAGGGTATGCTGAATAACATATCCTATCGGCGTGGACTTATCTTACAGAAATGTAATGTTCCACAGAGAAATGACAATTCTGGTGGGTCTACGGGCATAGCCATGAGTGATGCTACGGGTTGGTCACAGGCAGAAGCCGCCGCAAGTAGAGAAGAGCAGATAATCGAGGGTTGCATGATAGAAGAACTGAAAGTAGTTCTGGCGGCAATCCGCGAGTGTCCGTCTGTTGAGAGTAATAACCCGTTGTTACTGCTCAAATATAGTGATGCAAAACCGAATTTCAAGCGGCAAAAGACATATGAACTGACCACAAAGACTAATGCGATTGCTACGCTATTAAGTCATGGCTTCGCTTTGGAAGATTGCGTTGCTACCGTCCCGTTGTTCGATGATCCTAGCCAAGTGGTCACACGAAGCGGTGAGGGCGTGAAGAAATATCAAGAAACCATCTTCCAAACAGAGAGTGAAGCCGAGGGTGGTGAGGATGAGCAAGAACCCGATGCCGACAAAACCATGCAAGATGAATCGGATCAGATTGCTAATTCTCCAAACGTAGATGGTATGGAGATAAAGCAAGATGCAATATCCGAATGACGAGTTAAGAGTCAGAGAACAAAGCACCGTCATAATCACGTATGAAGAATACTTTGAACCGATGGTGCTTACCAAATGGCAAAGAAAGAAGCGTATCGCTCTAGCGGAAGAACTAGAAGATGCGCTTTTTCTTTTGTTTCTTGCATGGTACTACGAAACAGACATTATCGAAGCGCAAAAAGAGTTCACGGATAAGTATATAGCGGCGGTAGAAAAGTACGATGATGTGAACTTGCGTGACGATTTTGATGAATACATAACCCTGTTGGCGGCGGCTCTTTATGAGTCCACTTTGCGGAACATTGACGATCCATACTTTACCTCTTTGGATAGAGCGGTATATGTGGCGGCAAATGAAGCAAACACGGCTCTGAACAAAATAGAGTTCGGAGAAGCAAAGGCAGATGGTAAGACCATGAAAACATGGCATACCGAACAGGATTTAAGGGTGCGTGATACACACGTTCCGTTGGATAACAAGACTATACCGATAGATGAGGATTTTATTGTCGGTGGCTATCCAATGGCTTACCCAAAAGACACGTCACGCGCACCGATCAGAGAGTATCAAAATTGCAGATGTGTATGTGAATACTCCTAAAGCAGAAGCGACCCGTAGCGGTCGCTTTTTATATGGCAAGGAAAAGCCTAACCCCACTAGAGAAAGTGTAAGAACGCAACCGCACAGAGAACGTGCGGAATAAAAATTAAACACCAATGTTGTCTTGCACAGAAGCAAGTAAAAAAAGACAGAAAGGAAACAGAATATGGAAAACGAAACCATGAACACCAATGGCACAGGCGCAGAGCAGAACGCACAGACTCCCGATGTTGTGACTCCCGAAACCCCGCCAGTAGAGGAAAGCGCGGAAGAAGCCGTAGAGCGGCTTAAAGCGGAACTTGAAGCGGAGAGGGCAGTTTCAAAGGCAGAGAAGTCGCAACGTCAAAAGGACAAGGCGGCACTCGATAAGGCTCTAAAGGACGTTGCGCGGTTGACCAAAGAGAACCGTGAGAAGATGACCGAAGCCGAGATCGAAGCACAGGAGAAAAGGCTTGAAGCCGAACGCGCACAGGAAGAACTTGCCGACTTACGTGCTTATAAACAGAAGAACGAAGCCAAAGAGAGATATCTTCTGCAAGGTATGAGCGCGGAACTCGCCGTTGAAGCCGCAGAAGCGGAAGTCGCGGGGGATATGGATAAGTTGGCAGATATTCAGCGCAAAAATCTTGAAGCGCAGATCAAGGCGAAAGAAGCCGAGTGGAAAGCCACACGTCCAAGGCTAAATGCGGGTGATGGTTCGGTTTCCATGACCAAAGAAGAGATCATGGCAATCAAAGACCCCGTACAACGGAGAGAAGCGATTGCCAGAAATATTGACCAATTTTAGAAAGAGAGGTAAAAAAAATGGCAACAACTCCTAGTTATCCCGAAACAAATCTTATCAAAAAGGCTGATCTTGCCAAAGCGCGTGAGATCGACTTCGTATGGCAGTTCAACGATGGCATCAAGAAGCTGCTTGAAGCACTCGGCGTAACCCGTAAGATTCCGAAGCAACAGGGTACTACCCTTAAAGCGTACAAGGCGGTCGGAACTTTGCACTCTGGTACGGTCGCAGAGGGCGATCTTATCCCCCTGTCCAAGTACGAAACTGTTCCCGTCACGTTTGCCGAGATCACGCTGAAAAAGTGGCGCAAGGCTACTTCCGCAGAAGCAATCGTGGAACGTGGCTACGATCAGGCTCACGATATGACTTCTGCCGCTCTTATCAAGGACGTGCAAAAGGGTATCAAGAATCAGTTCTTTGCTTTCCTTGCAACGGGAACGGGATCGGCATCTGGAAACGATTTCCAAGCGGCTCTCGCACAGGCATGGGCGCAGTTGCAGATTCTGTTTGAGGACACGGATATCGAAGCCGTGTACTTCATGAATCAGCTCGATGTGGCTGACTACCTTGCCGATCACAGTATCACTCTTGAAACTGCGTTTGGTATGACATACCTTACCAACTTCCTCGGTCTGGGTACTGTCATATTCAACAGTAATGTTCCCAAGGGTACGATCTATGCGACCGCCAAGGACAACATCGTTCTGTACTACATCCCCGTGAACGGCGCGGGTCTTGAGAACGCTTTCGAGTTCACGTCTGATGAAACAGGCTACATCGGAGTTCATGAGGGCGCGGTCTACAACAACATGACCGATGAGGACGTTGCAATCTCTGGCGTTGTTCTGTTCGCAGAGCGTCTTGATGGTATCGTGGTTGCGTCAATCGGTGAAGAGCCTACTCCTACTACTCCGAGTGTCACGCTGAACCATGACACGGCTACCGTTGCGGTTGGTTCAAGCATTGATCTTACCGCTACCACCGTTCCCGCTGATGCGGTTGTGACGTGGACAAGTAGCGCAGAGGGCAAGGCTACCGTTGTAAACGGAACGGTTACGGGCGTTGCCGAGGGTGAAACCACTATCACGGCTTCTATAACCGTTGAGGGACAGGCTTACACCGACACTTGCACCGTTACCGTTAGCGCGGGTGCATAAGGAGATCAGTTATGCGGTATAGGGTGGTGAGATACTTTCGAGATTTACAAGACAATAATCATGCCTATAACACGGGGGATATATTCCCCCGTGAGGGCATGAATGTTAGTGAAGATCGAATAAAAGAACTTGCATCTACACAGAATAAGCAGTTTTGTAAGTTGATTGAAGCCGTTGCGGAAGAGCCTACCGAGGTAAAGCATACCGAAGAAACGCTTGAAAGACTGACAACGAGAGAGATCAAGACTCTTGCGGCAGAGCGAGGGTATAAGATTACAAAAAACGCGAAGTATGATGTGATAGCGCAGTTCTTGAATCAACAGAGGTAAAGAAAATGTCTATTGATGCTATGAAAGAAACTCTTATTGGAATCCTAACTCCATATCTGAAAAAGACGGATAAAGCGTTCGATGAAGAGTTGCTTTCTTCCATCGTAGACGGTGTTTTATTGGACGCGAAGCAGATACGGAGATATCCAACTTCGTACACGGAAGATCAAATACTGCGCGATATGGAGTCTGGAATGGGAGTATTCCGAAGCGTGGCTTTATCTCGTTATAACATGATCGGTATAGAGAACGAAACGTCCCATACCGAGGGTGAGGTAGCAAGGCACTTTATATCGGCGGGTAAAGAGTGGTCGGGGTGGAATCCCCTAGCGGTATCTGTATGAGAATGGCAAGACACAATCAACGCGCACTATGGTATTCAAATCCTTGTGGCGATAATAGCGCATATGTCCGTGATGATGATGGCAACATAATCTATCAAGAGATTGATGGAGAACAAGTTCCACTTTCATACGGCGGTCAGACGGAAGAGTATGAAACTCCTGTTATGTTCTACGGAACTATACAAAATGCGGGGGGAGTAGCCGAAGCCGCCGCTTATGGTGTGAATGTGGGATCGTATCAAGCCAAACTCATAGACGTAGTAAGCGACTTGCCGATTAAGGAAATGACGCAGATTTACCTACATGAGCCTACGGGAAAATGTGGTGATGAAGCTGAATATCGCGTTGTCACTTGTCCGTTAGCGTTGAATCAAGTTTCCTACTTGTTAAAGAGAAACGCATGAGTGAAATAATTGTGCATCTGAATAGTGAGTCTATCCAAGACGCAATAGCGAAGTTAGAGCAAATCAAGCAGAATGTGAGCAGTAGAGCGAACATTATGATAAACGAGTTGCTAGAGATAGGCATTACTACGGCACAACAAAACACAGGAAAATATGCGGGATATATCAAGTTTGAAACGATGGTTGAAGAATCGCAGGACGGATATATCGGTCTGCTTATTGCGAGTGACGCAGAAAAGATTATAAGCAGATGGCGGCGCGGTGGTGAGATCATAGAAGCAGAGGTTAGTCCGTTGCTTATGGCAGAGTTCGGGAGTGGACAGTATGCCGAAGTAAAAGACCTATGGAGTGAATTAGCGGGGGTTGTTGGTCAAGGGACGTTCACATATCCCGACCAGATACGAAACCATGCTTTTGATCCTATGGGTTGGGGTTGGTATGACCTAGATGGCAAGTGGCATTGGTCAAAGGGCGAATATCCCACTTTCCCGATGTATGAGTCATGGCAAGCCATGAAAGATGCGTTGGAAACGGTTATACAGAGTGTTCTGAATCTTTAAGGGTGAAGTGTATGAGTGAAACATGGTTTATGAATATTGAGCCTTATGTTTTCACGGTGTTTAAGAAACGCATGAAAGATAAGTTTCCTCATGCTTATTACACTACGGAAAACCAGAATGTGACAGAGAAGAAGTTTCCATGCGTGTATCTTCATCTTGTAGATCAAGCGGAGATTGGTAACGATCTCGATAACACAACTGTTAATGCCGTAAGAACCAACATTCGCGTTCAAGTATTCAGTAAAACCGCCGCTGAAAACAGGTCGATTATGACAGAAGCGGTGATGCAACTTAAACAATTGCGGTTTAGTGTAACCATGATGCCCGTATTTGCGGCAGAGAGGGATAAATCAGTATTCTTTTCGGACGCAAGATTTAACCGTGTAATCGGTGCGGGTGACAGGGATATCGTACCGCAGAAGTAAGGAAGAGAGGTAATCCTATGGCACTTTCAAATTTTCTTTCCGTTCTCCAAAATCCCGCAAATATAGCCGTAACCATTACGGAGAACGATGGTACGGCTGAAATAGTTCTTTGCCGTATTTTCGCTGATGGCTACGAACAACTTCTTGACACGCTCCTTGCCAGAACCGTTGACAAGATAAATTTTGAAAGTGGCGGGAAAGTCAAGATCAATCTTGCGGCGAGTGTGTAACTTAATAACGTACCGATAAAGCGGGGAGATCGCCCCGCTTTTTTCATGCAAAAAAAGAAAGAGAGGTAGAAAAATGGCTAACGTAGTTCCTGGTGAAGTCTGATAGCGTGATAAATGCGTAGTTATCAGAACGCCGTCCGTATGTGACGTTGCATAGCATACGGAGTATGATCGCGGAATTAAGCGGAAAAACGCTTTGCAAGCGCAATCCGAACCGAAGTCACGAATTAAAGAGCGTGACAGGGGCAACGCATAGATGGTGAACCTCGCAAGAGAATATAATCCGTCCAAGAGTCCGCGACACTCTGCAACCATGATGAGTGAAAAGATATGCTGAACTATACTGTAATGGTATAGAAGCAAGGATAAAAAGCCTTGCGATAACAAATTGATTTCCACGTTGGGCGTGAGAGTCGGTTGGATGACGGGTTCTTCTGACACTATCCCCACTTCGGGTACTTGCACATGGTTTACCCGTGTGAACTCTACGGGTGAGGTCGCGCTTGACACAAACACGATTGATGCGTCAGCACTTGAAGATTATGTTGACAAGTCTATCGCGGGACGTGCAAGCACAGGCGGTACTTACTCGATCACGGTCAACCAGACTCCCGAAACGATAGCAGAGTGGGCGGCGGCTATGGCGGCTTCTGCGACCAACAACGGTATATGGATTCAAGAGTGGAGTCCCCAGATGCCCTCGGTTTCGGATTGGCTTTTCGTTCAGACTCCCCAACAGTTCCCCAAGGCGGCAAAGGAGCAGAACGCTCTCATGACCGCAGAGATACAATGCGCTCTGGTGAACTTCGCGGGACAGGCGGCGGCGGTCGATGCGCCGACAGGCGATTAACACACAACAATGTAGCGGTACGGGGCGCGCTTCGGCGCGTCCCACCCTATAAAACAAAGTAAAGGGGTGGAAAAATGAATTTAACGATTGGTGGAAAGAAATACACGTTTGTCTATTCGGTTGCGGCTACGCTTGACGATGATCTGTTGGAAACAGTAACAAACATGGTCAAGGTAACACAGGAAGAAGAGGGTGATTCCTCGCTTGCGATAGCGGGTAAACTTCCTGTTCTGACAAAAGCTCTGTTCTATGGTGGACTCTTACAGTTTCATGGAGAGTTCGGTGACGGTAGCGTAAAGAGCCGCAAGGACGCAGATCGTCTACT